GTAGATAAGGACAGCGGAATAAGGTTCGATAAACAAGACACTAGTATAAATAGATTAGAGACTATACTTATAGCAGCTAGTGGTACAGGTCTTTGCGCAGCCGCAGGAATAATTTGGCAGTTATTGTCAATGCAATAGGAAATCACAATGGAAATAAATTACACTAAAAAAGATATGACTGGTTCAGATACTAAACAAGTATCTAAGACAGAAGAAGTATCTTCACCAATCTTTCAAAAAAGACAGCATTGGTGTTTTATGGAGAATGGAAGAATTCGAAAATTTGACTCAAAAGTCGAGGCTGAAAAAGCACTAAAGGAGTAAACTATGCCAAAAGGTAAAGGAACTTACGGTTCGAAGGTTGGAAGACCTAAGAAAAGAGGAAAGGGTAAAAAGAAAAAGGGAATGAGACATCATGCCTGCTAAACGCAGAAAAAGAAAAAAAGCGCCTAAAGGGTTTCACTATATGCCCAACGGCAAGCTAATGAAGGGTAGTAAACATGGCGGTAAAAAGAAAAAGAAGAAGTAAAGCTTCTGCTAAAAAACGTAACATACCTACCAATAAAAAATTATACGCAAGGGTAAAAGCTAAAGTTAAAAGAAAATTTAAAGTTTACCCTAGCGCATATGCAAATGCATCTCTTGTAAAACAATACAAGGCAGCAGGAGGCAGATACAGACGTGGCTAAAACTGGACTAAAGAAGTGGTTTGGCCAGAAGTGGGTAAACATAGGAGCTAAAAAGAAGAAGGGTAAATATCCTCCTTGTGGACGCTCTAAAGCAAAGAAAAGCAGAAAAGGATACCCCAAATGTGTACCAGCAGCAAAAGCTGCACGAATGAGCAAAAGTCAGATTAAATCGGCAGTACGTCGAAAGAGGTCTAAGAAGCAGGGAGTTGGTGGCAAGCCTACCATGGTTAGAACTGCTGCAAGGAGAAAGAGACGTGGCCGTTAGAAAGAAAAGAGACGGAAGACTAAAGAGAGCAGGAGTCAAAGGATTCAATAAACCAAAAAGAACTCCTAGCCACAGAAAAAAATCACACATAGTTGTAGCGAAAGTTGGAAAGAAAATAAAAACTATTCGCTTTGGACAACAAGGAGCCAAGACCGCAGGTAAAAGAAAAACTGGAGAGTCGTCTAAAATGAAAAAGAAGAGAGCTTCTTTTAAGGCTAGACACGCTAAGAACATAGCCAGAGGTAAGATGTCAGCGGCATACTGGGCTAACAAGGTAAAATGGTAATGAAAGACTTTTTAAAGAAAGTATGGAATATTATAAAGGGTGAGGATAAAAACTGGGACGGCAACGTAGATATCAAAGACAAAATGATAGCAGCCAAACAGAAAGTAAAAATCACTACAGATAATATAGGATAATGAGTCTGCACCGCAAAGAGATATCGAAAGACATTGATTTGCTACTAACACTTATCTCGACTATACGAGAAAAGTACCACCAGAGATTAGAGTGGAGTAAGAAACTACAAGTAATACTCCATTCCCCAAAAACAATTCACAATAAAGTGCGATTACAAAAGCACTTAGAAAAGAAGGCAATATAGCCTTATTAACGGAGAAACAGAATGAGTATTAAATTATTAGGCGCACAAGAAGCTTGCGGCACTACGGTAGGAGCAGCGTCTACTTTTAGTGCAGGACCAAACGTAAGGTTGTTCAATTCTGGTGCTACTATCAGATTAGTAACAGTAGCCAATGCAGCAGATGCAACAATAGCAACTATATCATTAGATGCAAAAGCAGTATTAGTAATTGCAAAAAAAGCTTCAGACCAAGTATTCGCTGCACACGCAGAAGTACTAGGCGTTGGTTGCATAACAGAAAACTAAAGGTGAAACAAATTGATGTTAGAAGAGCGTGGTTAGAAGAAACTGCGTTAACTTCTACTAAACACCTATCACAGATAAGCAATAAAAAAGCGCTAGGAGCGGAGAGAACTGTAGCAGAAAAAGAACTTGCTAAAGTATCTGCCGCTTACTTATATCTACTAAACCTTTGTCATGAGTTCGAACTCTTAGATGAAGGTGACCCATTTAACCTATTTGAAAACGAATTGATACATTGATTGAAGTAAGCAGAACAGACATAGTCCCAGATTATCTGATGGACTACCCTACAGAAGATAGATTCATAAAGCTTCCTATCGAAGGCTATATGGAGCTTTTAGGCATAAAACCTAATTCTTCTCAAACAGCTATTATCAATGCTATCAATAATCCTAAGTATCGTTTTGTTACTGCAGCAGTATCTAGACGACAAGGAAAAACATATATTTCAAATATCATCGGGCAATTAGTATGCTTAGTTCCAGGAGCTAATGTACTACTTATGTCGCCCAACTACTCACTATCCCAAATATCATTCGACTTGCAAAGAAATTTGATAAAGCACTTTGACTTGGAAGTTACTAAAGATAACGCAAAAGATAAAGTTATAGAACTATCTAATGGTTCTACGATTCGTATGGGTTCAATCAATCAGGTAGATTCAGTAGTTGGTAGAAGTTATGACTTAATTATATTTGATGAAGCAGCACTAACAGATGGCAGAGATGCCTTCAATGTAGCACTTAGACCCACACTAGATAAAGAGAACTCAAAAGCAATCTTTATATCTACTCCAAGGGGTAGAAACAATTATTTTGCAGAATTCTACTATAGAGGATTTAGTGATGAGTTCCCTGAGTGGTGTGCTATAAAAGCTACTTACCATGAAAACCCTCGTGTATCAGAAGCAGATATTACAGAAGCAAAGAAGACTATGTCTGCAAATGAGTTCGCCCAAGAATACATGGCTGACTTTAATGTATATGAAGGACAAATATGGGCATTTGATTATGAACATTGCGTAGCAAATCACAATGATTTAGACACTAGCAAGATGGACGTATTTGCAGGACTTGATGTTGGGTATAAAGACCCTACAGCATTTTGTGTTATTGCTTATGACTGGGACTCAGGCATGTATCATTTAGTAGATGAATACTTAGATTCTGAAAAAACAACTGAACAACACGCTATACAGATTCAAAAACTTATACATAAATGGGATATAGACTACATTTATATTGATTCTGCAGCGCAACAAACTAGATTTGACTTTGCTCAAAACTATGACATTACTACTATTAATGCTAAAAAATCTGTTCTTGATGGAATAGGATATGTAGCAGGAGTAGTAGATAACAATACTTTACTTGTTGACCAACAATGTAAAGAAGCTCTCACATGCTTAGACCAATATCAATGGGACCCAAACCCTAACTTGATGAGAGAGAAACCAAAACATGATGGGGCATCGCATATGGCTGATGCTTTACGATATGCCCTGTATACATTTGAAACCTCAATTACTACCTTCTAGTTACACCTGTCAAAAACAGTTCTTGACAATATATGTGACTTTTTGGTATAATTCTAATTAAGAGTAGAAATATGGAACTAAAAAGAGATTTAGTTAAATACGTAAGAGATAAAGCCAAATCACAATATAATAAGAAAGACACTTGCTATATATGTGGAACAGGCGAACATTTAGATTTTCATCACTTTCATGGACTGACTGAACTACTAGAAACTTGGTTAAAGCAAAATAAAATTAATATAACTAAAGAGCAAGAAATACTAGACATACGAAAGCAGTTCATTGATGAGAATTATGTAGAAGTGTATGACGAATGTGTAACACTTTGCCATACTCATCATTTACGATTGCATTCAATATATGGAAAAAGACCCAAATTGATAACAGCAAAGAAACAACAACGGTGGGTCGAGAAACAGAGAGATAAATATGGCATGGTATGACAGATTCTTAGGAATAGAAAGAGAGGAAAAATTAAATAACTCTCAGTACATAATTTCCCGTAATGAAGGAATGACTGTCGACTCGCAAGAAAGAACTATCAACTATAAAAACGCATATGAACAATTAGAAATTGTAAATAGAGCGGTTAACATGATTGTTGATGATGTTGCAGAAATACCTTTCACTGTTGGAAACCCAATACCAGGATTTACAGGAGTTGCAAAGAACATTCGTAAGTCAAGGGTAAATTTACTACTTAATCACGAAGTCAACCCTTTTCAAGACATCAGTTCATTTAAAAGAAATCTTATAATAGATTTAATGATTGATGGTAACATCTTTATGTACTTTGATGGAGCGCACTTATACCACCTTCCAGCAAATAAAGTAGTTATATATACAGATGACCAAACTTACGTAGAAAAGTACGTATTTGATGGTGCTATAGAATACTCAGTAAATGAGATTATACACATAAAAGAAAACAGTTTCAAATCTATTTATAGAGGCGTACCTAGATTAAAACCTGCGTACAGAACAATGCAACTATTATCTAGTATGAGAAACTTCCAGGATAACTTCTTCAAGAATGGAGCAGTTCCAGGATTAGTATTGAAGAGTCCTAACACACTTTCAGAAAAAATCAAAGAAAGAATGTTAGCAGCATGGGTACAAAGATACAACCCAACTTCTGGCGGACGTAGACCATTATTTTTAGATGGTGGACTAGAAGTAGAAAATCTAACAGAAATCAGTTTTAAAGAATTGGACTTCCAAGAAGGAATCAAGTCCAATGAAAGAATTATATTAGAAGCGATGGGAATACCACCAATTCTATTAGACGGCGGGAATAATGCAAACATTAGACCCAACCATAGACTTTACTATCTTGAGACTATCTTACCAATCGTAAGAAAAATCGGATATGCACTAGAAAGATACTTTGGTTTCGAAATAAAAGAGAATGTGACAGATATACCTGCTCTACAACCTGAATTAAGAGACCAAGCAGCATACTATGCAACACTAGTGAATACTGGCATATTTAGTGCCAACGAAGCAAGAGAAGCCCTAGGTAAAGAACCAGTACCGGGATTTGATGAACCAAGAGTACCTGCAAATATAGCAGGCTCAGCGGCAAACCCAGAAGAAGGTGGTAGACCACCTGAAGAAGAGGAACAAAATAATGGCGAATAAAAAAGTCGTATTAAAACAACTAGCCGAGTACTTCGGCGAAAAAGGGCATGTAATGAGTGCTAACGAATACAAAGCAGCAGCGGACGTTCCAATGCGTTTCATGATTGCAAAAAGACCTTTTGGGTCTTGGGGCAGAATGCAGCAAATGTGTAAAGTTAATCATCCAGAAATGTTCGAAACAAAACAAGCGCCTAAGGCCGCTAAAGTAGCTGCTACACCAGCAGTTGAAAAGGCACCAAAAGATGGCAAATAAACTATTCAATTTAACTTCTACTTTTAAAACTCTCGGAGAAGATGACGATGGCAGCATAAACATTAAAGGTTTTGCTAGCACGAACACTAAAGACCGAGCGGGCGACATAGTCGACCATGATGCATGGCTTAAAGGTGGATTGGACAATTTTAAAAACAACCCTGTTATATTATTTAATCATAACTATGACAGACCAATCGGCAGAGCTACTGCCATTGGCGTCGGAGAAAAAGGATTAGAGCTTAATGCTAGAATCTCTAAATCTGCTGGCGATGTAAAAGAATTAATTAAAGACGGTGTTCTTGGAGCCTTTTCTGTCGGTTTCAGAGTCAAGGACGCTGATTATATGAGCGAAACCGATGGATATAGGATAAAGGACGCAGAGCTTTTTGAAGTATCAGTTGTTACAGTACCCTGTAATCAAGCTGCTACTTTTTCAGTTGCCAAATCATTTGACAACATGGAAGAATACAATAAGTTTAAGCAAACTTTTAGCAATCAGGCTAACTCAATTAATTCAGCAGATGCTGTTGAAGTCGAGCAGCCACAAGGGGAATTATCCCAAGAAACGGAGAAATCTATGTCAAATGACAAAAATATAACTCCTGAAAGCTTTGACCTTGAAGCGTTCGCAAAGAAAGTAGCAGAAGATACTGCGACTAAAATTGCAATGCAACAAGCCGAGCAGAAAGCAAAAGCACAAGCAGAAACTGAGAAATCAGTAGCTGCAGAAGCTGAGCAGAAAGCTGTGGACCTAGCAAAACAGGAAGAACAAAAACAAGTAGTAACATCAGTTATTACTGGAGCTGAAAAGCTTATGTCTGATGTTGAGACAAGAGTTAATGAAAAGCACGAAGACCTTGAAAGAGTAGTCAAAGAGCTTGAATCTAACTTAGTTGAGAAGTCTGATGAAATCATGAAAATGAGAGAATCAAAAAGAACTTTCTCAGACAGACAAGGAAATGGCGACTGGAAAAAAGCGTTTGAGAATGATATTCTTGATGCAAAATTTGCTGGTTTAGCTACAGGAAAAGGTTGGAACACAAAATACTCACAGGACCTAATGCAAAAGGTTAACACAATGTCAGGTGTTGATGTATCATCAGCTGATTTTGAGCAAATTGTTTCCACAAACGTAGAAAGAGATATTCAGAATGAATTAGTACTTGCACCGTTATTTAGAGAAATCCAAATGACTTCAGCAACTCAAATTCTTCCTATCTTACCAGATGCAGGTTATGCTGAATTTACAGCTAACCAA